AAGCGGAGTAAATATTAAAATGAGAAAAAATATTATAAGAAAAAGAAAAGATACTATTATCAAAGAATTTGTTAGTTATGTATATGATTTTTATGGTAAAGGTGGTATCTATGATATGGGTGCAACTGTAAGTCAAATTACTACTGCAACTATTGACTATCTTTCAGATTGTTTATCTAAACGACAGTATACATTTTGTGGTGATAGTCTTGATAGGGAAAGAGTTAGAGATATTATGATTGAAAAGTTTAATTTGAAAGAGGTAAAATAATGGAAAAATGTTTTAAAGTAATGAACGAAAAGGGTCAAACTATGACACCTTGTGGTAAGTGGTGGTATGATGAGTGGAGTTCTAAATTCAATGCTGATTACGAAAATTATCCAGATACATTTTATACTGATACTGTAAATAATGCATTTTGTGCTATAGAAGGTCAATATAAAGGTTATTACAATATTGTAGAGTGTGAAGCTGACGGAAGAGGAGATGTTGAACCTACTGATAAAGTAACAAGATGTTATTATAATGGAGGTAAAATTGCAGTTTAGTTAAAAACTAGGGTTGACAATATTAATTTTTATGATAGGATATAATTATGGATAATTTAGAAAAAGTTGGAATTACAATGATGTTGGAAGATTTAAAACCAATCAAAACTAATAAACAACTTGCACTTGAGAATCTGGAAGACATTGCAAAGTTTATGGAAAACAAATGCAAAGACGATTCAAATTATAATCTGAATAAACAATCAAAAGGTTGGTTAAGACATTATTCAGAAATGATAAGAAGTGAAATTAGACGATACAAAACTTAACAATATAGGTGAATATGATTTATTTTTATAATACACACGAAGATATTCCAAAACACATTCAAGATTATGTAATGTCTTGTGCAGATGTTTCGGATATCACAAAACTTTCAATAACAGATATAAATGCATTTCTTACTGGTATAGACCAATACGAAGCAGAAGTTACTAATCAATCTATGGAAGAGGTTTATAATGGGGTTTAGAAGAAATAATTTTAGAAGAAAAATAGAACAAAGATTGCCTGGTACTGCTGTTGCAGTAGTAAATGGTAATGTAGATAAAGCGATAAGAAAACTTAAAAAAAAGTTACAGAAAGAAAACTTCTTTAACGAAATGAGAAGAAGAGAGTTCTTTGAAACTAGAAGTGAAAGAAGAAGAAAAGAAGTAGCTGCGAGTACAAGAAGATGTATAAAGAGAAGAGAGAAATTAAAGAAGTTAGAGGTTTAAAATGGTTTGGTTCTATCCTATTGTTGATAGGCTTATGTTTTACATCTTTTAATATATTCCCACTTAATCTATATTTCATGTTAATCGGTAGTGGAGTATGGGTTATGGTAGGATGTATTTGGAAAGATGGTTCGATTATATTATTAAATGTAGTTGGATTTATAATTACAATCGTAGGGTTGATTAATCATTGGTTATAAATAAAGATATGAGTAATATATTAAAATTCCCAGCAAAAAGATTTAAAAATTCAAGAAAAATAAAAACACCTAATCTTGATTATTATAAACTTGCAGAGGATATGAGTTTTGCAGATCAACTTACAGAGTCTTTAATCGTACAGTTAGTTCACGCTTTAGGTGATAACGGAATAAAAGTTACAGATAAAGATTTTGTAAAAGATTTAGCATTTATTATCGAGGGTATCAAGTCTGCAATCTATAGAGATTTAGATATTAAACACGATATGCAACCATTAATGGATAAATTTATGATTACATCAACAAAAAATGGTAAAACAAATACAATGTTTAATATGGAATTGATTCCAGAATTTTTGGAAAAAACAAAAAAATAATTTATGATATTAGTTGATATGAACCAAGTTACGATTAGTAACTTGATGATACAGATGAAAAATGAACCTTTGAGTGTAGACTTAGTTAGACACTTAGTTTTAAACTCTATTCGTTCATATAGAACAAAATTCTTCAATGAGTTTGGTGAACTGATACTTTGTTATGATGACAAACATTATTGGAGAAGAGATTTATTCCCATACTACAAGTCAAATAGAAAGAAAGATAGAACAGAATCTAATCTAAATTGGAACGAACTATTTGAAACTCTTAATCTAATAAGAGATGAATTAAAAGAAACTTTCCCATACAAAGTATTACAAGTAGATGGTGCAGAGGCTGATGATATTATTGCAACAATAGTAAATCTTGTTTCTAAAACACCTAATCTTTTTGAAAAGATTTTAATAATGTCTGGAGATAAAGATTTTATTCAACTACAAACTCACGAAAATGTACAACAATATTCACCTACACTAAAAAAGTTTATAAATGGTGTTGACCCTAACACATATAAAATAGAACATATTTTTAAGGGAGATAGAGGTGATGGAATACCAAATATATTATCACCAGACAATACTTTTGTAGAGGGATTAAGACAGAAACCTTTAGGTAAAAATAAAATAGATTCGTGGAAACAAGTAGGTACTTGGCCTATTGATGATTGGAATGAAGAAATAAAAAGAAACTATCAAAGAAACTGTAAGTTGATAGATTTAGATTTGATTCCATCACATATTAGAGATACTATATATTATAGTTGGAAACAAGAAAGTGAAACAAGTAGAAGTAAAATTCTACCATATTTTATGAAACATAGATTGAGAGAACTAACTGAAAAACTAGGAGATTTTTAATGGCATATGATGTTGTAAGACCTTTAATACATGAAGTATTAACAATGGTTAATAATGCAAAGGTAAAAAATAAAAAGATTGAAGTATTAAGAAAGTATAAATCTAATGCTCTGAAGATGGTTCTTAAATCATCTTTTGACCCAAAAATTGTTTGGAGAATACCAGAAGGAGATGTACCATTTGTTAAGAATGATGCACCAGAGGGAACTGAACATACAAGGTTAGAACAAGAAGCAGGAAAGTTATTTCATTTTATAAAAGGTGGAAACGATAAGTTACCACAACTAAAATGTGAAACTATGTTTATACAAATGTTAGAGGGATTACAAGAAAATGAAGCAGAGGTTCTTATTTCTGCAAAAGATAAAAAATTACATCAAAGATACAAAGGGTTATCAAAACAAGTTGTACAAGAGGCATTTTTTTGGGATGAAAATTTTTTAGATACAACTCATAAAGATTATAAAAAATCTGCATAGGGTTGACATCTATTGTAAATATGTTATTATAGTAATTATTAATTTTATTTTATGAGGTATATTATGTTTTATTTTTTGATTGGATTAATGTTCAGTATTCTGGCAGCTGGTGCTGTTGATGGTGATGCCTCTCTCACAACTCTTTCCATCTGCACCTTTGTTGGGATTGTGTTTCTGAGTCTTGGTGTATATAAAATGCATAAAGATGAACAAGACTTCTAAAACACAAGGGGTAAATAAGGGGAGTAAGTTGGATTACCAGACCACTCCCCAACCCCAAAATAAAGAGAGAGGTACTATGTACAAAATTATTGCATCTATTATTTTTTTTGGTTATACATTTATTACATTAAATGAATCAAGAGAAACTTCAAGACAAATTGCATTTCTTGAAAAAAAACAAGAATACAAAAAAGTAATAGACTATCAACAAAAAGTTAACGAAACAGAGATTCATTGTCTTGCAAGAAATATGTATTTTGAAGCAAGAAGTGAAGGTACTGCTGGTGCAATCGCTGTAAGTGCAGTTGTATTTAATAGAGTATTAAGTGATAAATATCCAAATAGTATTTGTGGTGTGATTGAGGAAGCCAAACTTTCACAATGGTGGTTAAAAGAAAAGGGTTTGAAAAAACCTATCAAACATATGTGTCAGTTTAGTTGGTATTGTGATGGACTATCTGATGAGATAAAAGATACAAAAACTTATCATCAACTTTATACACTTGCAAAAGAACTATTCGAAAAAGAAGATGTTATCATTGACATAACTGATGGTGCAACATTTTACCATGCGACTTATGTCAACCCTAAATGGGCAAAATACAAGGAACGAACTGTTAAAATAGGAAGTCATATTTTTTATAGAGAAAGGTAATTATGAATATATTTTATATTAATGAAGACCCAAAGATTGCATCTTTGGAACATTGTGATAAACACGCTGTAAAAATGTGTGTAGAGTATGCACAACTATTATCAACTGCACATAGATTATTAGACGGAAAAGAGTTTGTCGGTAAATCTAAAACTGGCAGAAATGTAAAAAGGTGGAAACACCCAGTAGATTTTATGGATAAGAATCTAATGTTAGCGTGTCATACTAAACACCCCTCTGCAATATGGTGTAGAGAAACTAGAGGTAATTATTCTTGGTTATTACATTTACTGATATTTTTACTAAAAGAATACACATTTAGATATGGTAAAAGACACTCGGTAGAAGATAGACTACCATATTTAAATATTATTCCAAGAAACATTAATCCAGTTAGAACAATAACAGAAATGCCTCAATGTATGCCTGATTATTGTAAGATTCCTAATCAACCAATCGCCGCTTATAAGAACTACTATATAAAAGAAAAGACTAGATTTGCGACTTGGAAAAATAGGAGTGTACCATCATGGTTTCAACAAAAGGATATTGGGATATGATTAATGAACATATTATTGATAGTGATTTAGAATAT